GTTTGAACACGGTTGGGAATACGCCCGTCAAGTTTCAGGTTGGGTCGCTCCTCAATGATACGTTGAGCCCTGGCTCAACCACGGCTAGCTACCTCTACACGTACAGCCCGATGTACACACAAGACCCGACGACCGCTATTAAGCTCCCACTGAACATCACGAACGTTTCGAATGTTTACTTTGTTGAGTGTTCGTTCCCTGGAACTTTGTCCGGTAGTGTGGCCTTGAGTGCGACGAGCACCTTCGTGTCCATCAAACCCATCGGCGGGTACATCAACACGGGCACGAACCCATGGACCCAACAAGGGACGTCCGTATACTATAACGGTGGTGCAGTGGGCATCGGTGGGGTTGTTCCTACGGCCCTCACAGAGACCTTGACCGTAAGTGGAAACACGTCGTTCGTGGGAAACGTGACCCAGGTGACTGATGCGTCCTCGAACACCTATGTCCTTGCAAAACGCACTCCCGCCGGGTCTCTTCAGGTCTCTTCGTATGTGACGGGATCCGTTCCTTTGACAACGACCACAAATTTGATCCAAAATTACTTGAGTAATGCGGCGGCCATTACGGCCAACACGAGTACGGGGAGTATCACACAGGCTCTGAACCTTCCTGGAGGGAGTTCGACGAATTCGTTTGTAAATTTCCCACCTTCGATTTCAGCCACATTTTCAAACTTAGCCACATCCAACCTGTTTATCGAGGCGTGGATCAACCCGACGCTCATCGCAGGTGCAAACAGAACCATTCTTCAACGCAATCTGGGAGGGACAGCCGATTTCTACTTTTTCATTACCACGGCTGGTGTTCTTACTGGATCGATTCTCAATACCGCTGGAGCAACGGCGGCTTCCGCGACGAGCTCAACGACTATCACGACATCGGGTTCATGGGTTCACGTTGCGTTTTCATATGCGCGCACAGGGACGTCTGCAGGTACTTTGTACGTATTTGTAAACGGCGCGGGTACAGGATCTGCAGGGGTCAGTACCCAACCGCGTGTCACTCCAACAGCAAACATATGTATCGGTGGCGATACGTTATCGTCCTCCATGTTCTATGGAAACGTCGCCGACGTACGCGTCATGACCAACTGTGTCGTCCCTACAGGCACATTCACGCCCGCGGCCGCCCCTTTCACAACCGCCCCGACCTACGTGACAGGTATGAGTACGGGATACACGTCAAACCTGACCTTGGCGCTCCAATCCCAGTACTTCCCGGGCGCCTCGACCTCGCCCTATGGACCGTGTTTGACTTTGCCGGGGACGGTGGGGTCTTATTATAGTGCAGCAAACTCGGCTTACGACACTAATTGGCGCTCAACTGGTTTTTGTCTAGAAATGTGGATCAACTACGCGTCATTCGCAAACGCCACGAACGGCGGAACGGCTCAGAGCAGTCCCTTGACGTGGTCTCACGGGCCTGGAGGTGGTACATACGACTGGGGATTCGGCGCTCATAACGGTGGTGGCCTCGTGCTCTTCAACGGTGGGCCGTCTGGTGCCAACACCGCAAACAGCGTCATCACCACGGGATCGTGGAATCACATCATGGTCCAGGGCAACGGCTCGAACATCTACATGGCCGTCAATGGTGTGTTCCAGCCCCTCAACGCATTCGGCTACTCCCCGGCGGGTGGCAACAACACCATCGCACCGACCCAACCTTCGGTCTTGGCCATCACTTCTCTGAACCCCATTTACGTTGGAAGCGCCGTCACACTCTCACCTCCAAACTTCGCCGTTGCTAAAGCAAGACTCGTCTTTGGAACTCTCGCTCAACCAACTCTCGGAAACGTCTATTCATCAGGCAACTTTACAAGCACTCTGAGCCCTAACTTCGCGACCGTCCCCGCGGGCGCCACCGTCGCCTGGCAACTCGAGTCTCAGTACCCTTTACCAACCTACCCGTCGATCCAAGACGTCACCGAGCTTCCTCCTCAGTCCAGTTCCTTCGGAACTGTCCCCCAACCCGTGGGTGGTGTTACCTCCAATACACTCGGGCCGTATTCTACGAATACGTCCCTCCAGTCCTTGAGGTTCGACGGAACGGGGTACGTGGATTACGGGAACGCGGCGTCTTCTGTGGTCAATTCGAACCTGTGGGCCAGTCCGTGGACGATTGAGGGGTGGGTGTATCCTACAAACTTTACAAATAATAATCAGTTCGTTTTTAGGGGACAAAGTATATCCGCCTATGACCTCAATTTGTGGTTCAACACTTCCGGTCAGCCTCAGCTTCAGATCGGTAGCGGCGCTCAGTCTATACCAACAACGAACGCTTTCCCACTCAACACGTGGTCTCATATAGCTTATACATACGACGGAACGAACTCGAACATTTACCTCGGCGTTTCAGGAACTTTCAAAAATGTCGTTTCGGCGACTACAACGTCTCAAACGTTCAATCCCGCATATGGCTTCAATATTGGTACATTTACTCCCGCAATTGGTGCGACCAACTTTTTGTTTGGCAACCTCGCCGATGTTCGCGTGTCCAACGTGGCTCGGTACACTGGCTCAACCTATACCGTCCCAAGCGCATCATTTACAAATGATGCTAATACCCTCCTCCTTCTCAAGTCCCTCGGCGGACAACCAGGCACGACCCTCGAAGTTCAAGGCCGTGGACTCAACTCGGTCAGTCTCGGTGCAACTCGAACAACTAACGCGTACCCCCCGGCGCCCATGTCTTCGTACCTTTTGGATACGACTTCGAACGCGTCGGTGACGTACGGGCAGGGCAAGTACGTGGCAAGTGCGAGTACGGAAGCAGACACCACGGGAACTTATTCGGCGTGGAAGGCTTTTGATAAATCTTCAAGTACTATTTGGGCATCTACTTATACCGCATCGGATTACGGGACGTCTGGTTTTTATTTAGGTTCAATTTCAACGGTTGATGTTCTTGGAAATGCGTACTTGGGCCAGTGGAATCAGCTACAGCTTCCTGTTTCAGTACTTATTCAGAGCTACTCCATCACGCCATACGCGGCGGGTTATACATATTTGAGTCCCATAAATTGGGTTGTTCTTGGAAGCCGTGATGGCGTGAGCTGGAGTCTTGTAGATTCCCGCGTCGGCTATACGTGGGCGAGTGCATCGACCGTCACGTTTTCAGTAGGCGCGACGCAGGCCTACACGTTTTGGCGTTTCATTACTCTCAAGACGAATTCCTCATCAAATTACAACTGGGTGAGTTTCAGTGAATGGACCCTCAACGGCACCGAAGAAAGTCTGTGTATCACAAACGATGCGAAGGTCGGGGTCGGCATCGCAAATCCGCAAAGGTCCCTTGAAATTGCGGGAGACTTGGTCACGGGCGGGACGGTCTCGGCCGGGAATCCGCTCATGTATCGCAATAGGATCATCAACGGGGACATGCGTATTGCGCAGAGGGGGACGTCAATAACTATAACAGGGTCGGCCGCCGCGCAAACATATCTCATTGACAGATTCAATTTCAATTATAGTCTAACAACGGGGCAAGTTATAGTGTCGCAGCGCCAACTTACAGCTTCAGATACTCCATACCAGCTTGGCTTGAGGTACTCTATGAATGTGTATATTTCAGCTGGATGTACATCATTCGGTTACATGGAGCCACAACAAAACATGGAGGGTCTCATGACGGCAGATTTCATGTGGGGCACTCCGTTTGGCACACCTGCTACATTCTCACTTTGGTACAGAGCGAACTGGTCTGGACCTTCAGAGATTTGTTGTCGAACAACAGAGTCTGCAACTTCAAATACATATCACGCCACCTTTACAGCACTTGGGTCGGGAACATGGCAGTACCTCACGTTCACTGTCCCGCCCCCTCCGAATGGCACCGTGAACACAACGGACAATACGAAGTATCTTATATGGTACATTTCTCCAAAATCAGGCGGAACAACTGGTTCAAACCAATGGCTCCAGTCCTTCTCTTCCTCTTTGTTAAGTTCGACCAACTGGTATGCAACCGCCGGCAACTACATCGAGTTCACAGGCGTCCAGCTCGAAAAGGGGACGGTCGCGACGCCGTTCGAAGTTCGACCGTACGCGACCGAACTTCAGCTGTGTCAGAGGTACTATTACCAAATGAGTTCACTTCCGTCATCAATTATAACAGCAAATCCTTCAATGTACTCATTCTTCTTTCCTGTCGTGGCCAATAGCACAACCATCGCTCGCGGTGTTGTTGTGCTACCAGTCTCTATGAGACAAACCACATACTCACTTACAGCCACCGCCGCGAGCACTTTTGCTATTTGGCTACCTGGTGGTACTTACTTGACGTGTACTTCTATATCATATAACAACAATGGAATGGGCTCTCAATCGTTTAATGTAGATGCTTACGTCGCCTCTGGTCTTACACAGGGTCAAACGTATATCCTCGTTTCAAATGCCTTGACGAGCACTGCAGTCGCGAATCTCGCTGTAGGTGCTGAACTTTAGTCTCTGAATCTAATAGAGATGTCTAACACCACCATCATCGTCGATACGGTCACGCTCGAGTTTATGAATTATTGGCCTTCAAGTATCGTGAACCCACCTACTGTCATAGGTCCCAACCCTCAGGTCTCTCTTGAGACTTCCGAAGACCCCTTGGTCTTGATGGCGGTTTCAGATCCTGAAACGGGTCTCATCACACTTCAGGAAGACCCCGCAAAGGTCCAAGCCAAGACCCAAGCTCAGTGGTCCGCCCTCCGCGCCCAACGAAACCAGCTCCTCGCCGCCAGTGATTGGACTCAGGGAAACGATTCCCCCTTGTCCACCGAGTCCAAGTCGGCGTGGGCCGCGTACAGGGCCGCTCTGAGAGCCTTGCCGGACGTGACCACCGACCCTTTGAACGTGGAGTGGCCCGCTCCTCCTCAGTAATTTCACTTGAAAATTCATAGACTCCAGCAAACTTCACGGGAGGAGCTCCGCTCCGACGGGGCCCCAGGCCCCTGTGGGACTTGCTGGACTTTATGGAGATGATACACAAGGAACACTATGTAAAAACGAAATCCATAATGGGGAAAAGAATCAATTTTGAAAACAAATTGAAAGACCCCTAGGGGTCGGCCAGGCCTCCAGGATAAAATGTTGCTCCTGTATCAGGATGGACCTCCCAGTCCACCGGTACGAGAACGGTGTTCGGGTTGTTCTCGAGTATGTCAAGGTGACTCCTCGCGAACACCTCACGTGTCAGCTCGGAAAGTACACATGGTACAAGCACGCTCGGACCCACCAGATCTATGCAACGTACAACAGTCGGCGCGTGTACCTCCAGGACGTCATCAAACGTGAAAAGGGTCCATGGGCCCACGTGGATGGTGACCCGCTCAACTACCAGACGCACAACTTGGTCAAAGTTCCTCCAGGAACCAAAACCGTCAAGCGCAGAACAGACCAGACGACATCAACGTGTGGCGTATGTTACATCACGTCACGTGACCGGTACAGGGTCATGCTCCAGGGCAAAACGGTCGGCCATTTCAAAACCCTCGAAGAGGCTCAAGCGGCTCGCGTTAAAGCAATAGTTGATAAGTATACTATGATTCAGTTTGTGAAAGAAGGCACGGACCCCAACGGGCCATCCGGTATGTTTCCACCCGAAAACCAGGACCCAGGGAACCGACCAGACTTTTACACGGATCAAGACACCATCGAGTCAATGCCCCGTGAGAACTTTTGCCCACTTGGCACACAGTTCCTCGCCTTGCCTACGTTCGTCACCATCCCTCCCCCGCCCCCTTGACACAGTAGTAACACTATGTAAAAACTAAATCCATAATGGGGGAGAGAAGCAATTTTGTAAAAAATTAGGAGAAATTAGGGTGCGTGTTCCGGGCCCGGAACAAAATGTTGCTTCTGTATCAGGATGCCCGCTTACATCTACCTAATCATGATGGCTGACGGTGTATACAAGGTGGGGCGGACGTTCCAGGAGTACGGGAACTACCTGAAGCGGTTAAAGAGCTATCCACCTGATAGTCAGATTGTTTACGTACGCAAGGTTCAGGGCGACGTCCTGGCCATTGAAACCGAAATCATCGAGATGTTCAGGAACGAGTTTGGAAAACATATTCGAGGAAATGAATTTTACTTGGGTGACGAGAACCGTATGATCGAGATGATACACCAGGTGACGCGTATGGACCCCGTCGCGCGGTTCGAGAACCATGCTCTAAAAAGATTCATTGAATCCGATAAAATCATTGTAGACCCGTCGAGATCATGTCCTCTGAATGTTATGGCACTTCATTTCCGTGAATGGTGTCGACGAAATGAAATAGGTCTATTCAAGTTTAATGAAAACTTTTACAAGGATGTGTTTTCACATTACAATGTACAAGTTATCCAGGACGCGTGTAACTGGAGAGGGATTTTCTATAATAACCAGCCCTTCGTGCTTGGTATGGACCTGAAGACGGATATTGAAATGGCTATAGACAAACTGACCATTGACAGACCGACTCACATCGAAACGGTTATACTCGGTATCGAGACTCGTATGCGTGACGGTTTGTACGTGAGCAAAGCGGAGGTCGTTTCAGAACTGGAAAAGAGAGGGTACGTGATTGCACCCATATCAGGCATTGTCCACCCACCTCCAGAACCTCCAAAATAACTCTCCGCCCCTAGTAGCAAACGAATGTCCTCCCTCGTCTCGGCCAACCAGGTCGTGACCGGTCAGGTCCAATCCTTGGACTCGGTCAGGGCCCATGCTTTGCCTTCTGATGCTATGATCTTTGCTTCAGCAACATCCGTGACC